TTGTTGTCCGAGGGGTTCTGCGCCCGAGGGCACGGGATAGCTGAACTGGGCAGGCAGTGAGCGCAGGGTGCCGCCGTCGCCCGGGTCGCGGCCTTGGATCTGGGGGTAGAAGGGGGACGGGCCTGCGGAGGTCCATGTTGGAGACCCGGTGACAGGATTATCGCGCCAGATACCATTCTTGCCAATCCAGAGGCTGGCAGCAGCAGGATCGAACACGAACATCACCACATCGCCCGCGCCAAAGCTTGGCAGACCGGTGAGGCGTTGTAGGGCATTTGTTGTATCCGAGGCCCAGAGTGTGCCGTTGCCGCGCCAGCCGATCGAGCCGCGGGTGACCGGGTTGGTGTCCGCATCAAACGCGTCGCGCTGGTTTGCCGAGATCACCCCCATATAGCCGTTGAAGCTGCCTGCTCCGCCCGGGGCGCAGGCCACCTCCCAGTAGCGCCGCCCATCGGCCGCAGAGATTGCCTTGGCTGTGGGGACCCAGCGCGTGTAATTGCTCCCGCCTGCGGTATTGACGGCGGTCTGATTGCCGTCCGTCAGGGCGTAGCCTGCGGGATGGCGGGTGGTGTCCAACTCCCACGCGCTGCCGGAACTGACCGGGGGTGGCACAGTCGCTGTGCCTTGCGCGAGGATCGCGGCGCGCTGCATCAGAAGGCTCAAGCGACGGCTCCGGCCAATGCGCCTTGGATGATCCATGCATCCGCCCCGCGCTTGGTCAGGGCGACACCGGACCATTGCGCCTCTAGGGCGACTGATCCGCCGGATACGCCGTTCAACGACACCCCGGCGGCGGCCTCAACCGTTGCCACTCCGGCCCCGGCTTGGGTGAGGTTGATCAGCGTGCCGATTGCGAAGGGCACGGTCGCCTCATCGGGGATCGTGACGGTCACGGCGGAGGCCCCGGTGGTCTCGAGGATGCTGCCTGTATCGATGAGCTCCAGTGTATGCGCGGTGCCAATCAGCGTGCGGACCTGCACAACACCGAGGCGCGGAAGATCGACCCAAGCCGACCCGGTAAAGCGCACTCGCAGCTCTTCATCGAGGATCCAGAGCTCCCAACCGGGCTCTGGCGCAAGATAAACCCAAGCCTCTGTGCCCGGTGTGCCGTCCCAAAGCGCAATGTTGTTCGCGTTCGTCGCAGCAGCGCCCGGCACGATGTAGATGTCGCCCAGGCTTCCGCTCGTGGGCAGCGAGGTGCTGCGCGACAGGGCGCGAGCCTGCACCAAGGCGGAGACAAGACGCAGGTCCTCGCTGATACTCTCACCCCAGTTGCGTTGGCCGGGCTCATAAAAGGCGCGCAGCCCCAGCCCCGGCAGAATCCGTTCCGGCATATCGTCCTCGTTAGATAAGGGTGATCAGATAAGTGGGGCGTAGGGGAGCGAGCCGATGGCTTAGCCGCCCCAGTTAAAGCCCCAGGCCTCGCCCCACCCAGCGGCGAAGGGCGCGGCAAAGCGCATGGTTCGGTGCGCGCGTGCGTAAATCCAGGTCCCGCCCACGCTCCTGCGGGCGCGCACCATCACGTCGATCTCAACCACCCGGTCGGGTGCTGTCTCATCCGGGATGTCCTCAAAAGTCAGAGTGCGGCTGGTGGCCGTCCCGAGATCGATGACAGCAGCGGGCGTCTCAAACTGCGCGCCGGTATCCGGATCAACCCAGCGGATCTCGATGATGTAACTCACCCCCGGCTCCGGCCCGATGGAGGCGGCGGTATAGTCTGCAATCACCGGGCTGGTCTGGGTCAGCCGGTCCCGGTGCGCCCAGGTCAGCGCAACATCCCCGTCAATCAGCGCTCGAGGGTCTGGGGCATAGCTGCCATTGCCCAGCACCCGGCCCGGTGGCAGCGGGCGCAGCGCACGGCGCTCTAGCGTCACCGTGTCCTCAGGGGCGAGCGCAAAGGCCAGCGTGCCGCGCCCGGTCTCGGGCAGAAGCCGAACCGCAAGGGTCTCGCCTGCGGCCCAGGAGCTCTCAGTGATCTGTGCAACCTCGTCGAAAAACACCACGGCCGTACCCGCACTATGGGCTTGCGGGACGGTGTCGAGACATCCACGCCCCACGGTAATCGCCTGCGGGGTAATGCCGTCAATGCGCACCAGCTCGCCGCCGATAGCGGCCAGCGTGCCGATCCCGACCTCGCCGATGTCTTGCCAGTCCGTAACGAGGATTACGCGTGCCTCGGGATCACCGGACACCGCCGCCGCCAGCAGCGCCGTCGGGGCGAATGCCGCGGTACCTGCTGCGCGCGCGCCAGTGCCCGGATCAATCCAGAGATCTGCGGCCAGGGCGTCCGCACTTGGGCGCTCGCCGGTGGCCACCAGCGCGCCTGCGTCAGGGTCGTCGGTAAGGATACGGTCGGCCTCGCTGTGGCCAAGCGCGCGCACCAGCAGCCAATACGGGGCCTCTTGAACCATCCGGCGCATCAGCGCTCGGGGTGGAACTGCGAGACCCGCGCCTGCGGGCATCTGCCCTCCGACCATGGCGGTGGAGCCCAGAGCAAAGACGTCCTCGGCGATCTTGAGCCGGATGCCGTTGTCGCGCCCGTCGCCCTGGCCGATCTCAGAGAGGCGCATCACCAGATCATCAAGCCCGAGCCGTACTGATCGTAGCCGGATTACATCGCCGGGGGCCAGATCCGCGCCTGTGCGGTCGACGACAATCTCGCCAGACAGCAGTGGGGCCGACAGGGCGCGCAGATCGCGTTCAGCCACCCGCACGGCAAGGCTTTGGTAGCGGATGCCGGGATACTCAAGCGTGGTCCCGATCACCTCGCCCATGGACTGGACGCGTGCGGTATCGGTCACGCTGACCGCCCCGGGATCGTCGGTCCATGCATCGGTGAACCGGACGGTGACGCTGTTGATCAGGTCTGCGGCCGCACGCCGCCCGAGGCGACCCCAGTCGATGACGTTGGTCTCGTCAAATACCGGGATCATCTGCGGGTCGTAATCTGCACGGATCAGTTTGAGCTCCCAGAGCCCGGTGCGGCGATCGATCAGGAGCGTGGCGTCGATATGATCAAGGATGCGCGCGATGAACGCTTCCACGGATGTATCTTGCTGCCAGATCAGCGACAGCCCGAAGCCCTCGCCGTAGAGCGTATCTGCGGCTTGGGTAAAACTGGCTCCGATCTCGACGGCTGAATACCCCAGCCCCCAGTCGCGGTTGGTCAGGCACTCGCGGATGATATGGGCCGGGTTCATGTCGGGCCCGTTGCCGAAGGCCCCGCGCAGGGAGGCAACCAGGGCTTCAGGGTTGCCAGGGGGGATGACCGGCACGCCGTCAAAGGGAGTGTTGTCGATGCGCTCGGTGGAACTTGTATCCGCAAGGGCGATGTTGAAGCCGAAGATATCGACGGGGGGCAGTGTGCGGATGATGGCGAGGGCGTCATCAACGGAAGATGCAGGGGCGGGCAACCCGTCGGTCACGAAGATCACGATCCGGCGTTTGGATCCTGCACCGTCAAAAAAGGCGCCGGCCCCGACGAAGGCTGCGTCGAAACTGGTCCCGCCCGACCCCCCTCTGGGTTGCATCAACCAAGTGCTGAGCGCGCTATAATCCTCCAAGCCCATGTCGCGCCGCTCGATGGCGTCCAAAACGGCGGTGTTCCACAGCACGATGCGGATATCATTGGGCCGGTCGGGATCGACATTGGTACTGATCTCGCGCAGCAAAGCTGTGACCCCTGCAACCTGGGCGGCCCTGCGCGTGCTGGTCATCGAGCCTGAGGCATCAAGTGCGACATAGATCGCCGCATCCGAGATGCTGGCCTCTGGCACGATGGGCGCGGTCTCGGGATACCATTGCGCAGCACCGGCCTCGCCCGTCGCGACGCGGGTGACGCGCACGGCCCAAGGCTTGAGGTAGGGATTGATCCCGAGATAGACCTGCCGGAGCACAAGGCTGCAGAGCCCCCGGTAGGCGGGGACGTCCCCGCCCATGCGCGCGGCGAGATAGTCGTTTTGCTGTTGGGTCGGCCCGCCCATGAGCACATCGACATTGCCAACGATGCCGCCCTCGCGGCTGTCGCCCCCAAACAGATCCGGCGCATCGATCCGAATACGTCCCCCGACTGCACCTGCGGAACTGGCCTCTTGGGCAAACTCGCGGACGTCAACCGATCCAGCAGCAAAACTTAAGGTTAGTGGGGCGACCGACCAGGTTGTGACATTGCTTGCGGCATCAAAGGCCACACTCTGCAGGGTAATGGTCTGGGACGCACCGTTTGCGAGACCCAGGCGGTAGTCGCGCGCGATGCGCATGCCTGCGAGTGTTCCGGGGAAACTGATCGTGGCCCCTGCGTCGCCCGCAAGCGCTGCGGTGGCCGCCATGGCTGCGACCGTGCCGATGCGGGTCTCGACGGCAGCGCCTCCACCGGTAAAGCCACCCCCGGTGGTGACAGACCATGCGGTGCGCCGGTCCACGAGGATCTCGCGGATCGCATCGACCGGCCCGTGGCAGAGCGCAAGATGAGCGCCGAGGGCGTAGCGATATCCGACGATCTGCGCAGGGCTAGACCCGCCCATGGGCGCTGTCCTGTGCGTTTGAGTGGGCGCCTGATTGCATACTGGCCTCGCGCGCGATGGCCGCATCGATCACAGGGTCCACCAAGGCGTCACCGGTGGCCCGCAGCTGCTCTGCCTCAAGCCCCGTATCGAGAAAAGCCTGCCAGCTGAGCCCGTGCCGGACAAACCACGGGCGCACGCCTGCAAGGCAGTAGCGCGCAGCGCGCACGTCTTGGATGGTGACACGGGTCACTTCTTGCCTCCTGCTTTGCGGATGGGATCAACCCTGAGATGTCCGGCCCAGACGACATTGGGTCCGGTGATCAGCACGGTGCCGAAGATCACCGGGATGGGTCTGCCTTCCTCAGCGGTTGGCAGTGAGACATCGTCGAGCCCGGCGGCTTGCGGGGTCTCGGATTTTGGGCGCGGGCTGAGCGCATAAGAGATCGCCGAGAGCACGAGGCCCAGAACGAGCCGTGCGATAAAGGTCCATGCCATGTGGCGTGCTCAAGTGTTGTTAAGGAAACGCGCAGGGCGCGCGTCAGACGATGGAGCCACCGCCAAAGGGATTGCGGCCGGGGATCTCAGGAAAGCCGCCGAAGTTCGCAAGGTTGGCGAATTTGGCTGCACAGGTGGCCGCGCGCAGATCACAGCCCGGGGCAAGATCGACCAGCGCGGGCAGCGGCGCGCCGGTCTCGGGATCAAGCGCGGGGTCTGCCAGCGCTGCGGCCAGATCCGGCATTGCGCGCGCGAGGGTCAGAGTTGGGCCTGCATGGCCGGTGACAAAGCCAAGTCGCGACCCGAACCGCAGCACGCCGCCGCGATACCAGCCTTCGGGATGAGCTGCGGCCTCAGGCAGGCTCACCGCAGTGCCGGAGACGGCTGTTACGGTTGCGGTTTGCCAGTGGAGTGAGATGTCGAGGTCGCAGCCACGCCCGTAGAGCGCATGACGGCATAGGCGCTGGTACTTGGCGCGCACGCCGGCCCGGCGCAGGGTGCTGAAGACGCTCTCGCAGGTCAGAATAACGCGTTGGCCGTCCACTTCCGCGCCCACGACGCGGCCCTTCCAATGCGCAACCGTCTCGCCCAGCACCTGCTCATGCCCGCGAAAAATGGTCAGCGTCACCGGTGTGGACCCCAAGGGGGCAAGAAAGCGGCGCGCGAACGGATGCGAGAGCGGCCAGGTCAGCTCCAGGCGCGCACGCTCGATCTCGCTCGTTTGCACCACATCGCCGTGGGCAACGGCCGCAGCGTCCCAAGTGATCTCGGCCTCGTCGCTGCCGGCGCTGATCCAGTTCTGGGCCCGGCTGGTGAAGCGCCAGACTTCTGCGCCCTCAATGAACTGGTAGAGGAAATACGGGCGGCCCTCGGCGGTCGAGGCCTCGATTGCGTCGTAGCTCAT